GTTGCAGGCGGGTGCAGTAGCGATAGCCGATGTCGGTGACTGTCCCACGCTGCGTGGCAATCGTGAATGCACCGTTGGCTCTGGCTGCCATGCGCCCCACATGCACCCCCTTGTTCTTCCGGTGTGCCGGGACGACCGCTCGCACGATATCGCCTGTCCGAAACGCATGTTTCGCGCTCGGTTTCTTCGCCCTTGTGCGCGGGAAGCCCTGGGCATCCATGCGACACATCTGACGGCTCTGGTGTCCCATCGCCCGGATGAGCAGCGGGCGCACGTGCTGCCAGAGCAGCCGCGGAGGCGTCGATCGGCCGACGTTCGCCGCGTCCAGCCAGTGCGCTTTGGGGATGTCTCGTTGCTTGCGGTTCCACTTGGTGCGCCCACCTGTGCTCGTCTCGATGAGAAGCCCGCTGCTCTTGATGCGTTCGTACAGTGCCCACCTGGTACTATTCAGGGCAGCGGCATCTCTGCGCGGCAGCCCAGCCTGAGCCTGGAGGTGGGGAAAGCCGAATTCCTGCGCAGTCCGGTTGCCCTTCTTCTGGTTGCAGCGTTCGCAGGCTAACGTCAGGTTGCTCACGCGGTTACTGCCCCCGCGCGTCTTGGGCACGAGGTGCTCGACCTGTAAGGGTACGCCCGTTTGCTTGCAGTACGCGCACCGGTGGCCCCACTTGAGCAGCAGGTACTCTTTGAGTTCATAGCCCGCCAGCGTGCCGTGCTGGTAGGCAGTTCCCGCAATTTCGGGATTCTGCAAGGCCTGGGTGTCGAAACGCGCCACTTCATACGAAAGCGCTCCAATCGGGCACCACCGCATCAAGCGGGCGACCCAGGTCTCGACATTAAGCACGCGACTGATAAGCGACGGGGGAAGCCAGCCCTTGGGCCGTCGGCGATTGAGAAAACGCGACTTGCGGTATCGCGTATGCCGTTGGCGCCTCCCCCGGCGCACGGCTGCCCGTTTCTGGAGGGCTTTGTGCACCTGCTCGCCGCGATGGGTGAGTTCTGCCGCCCATACCACTTCTCCCGTTGTGTCATTCGTCACTGCCAGGCCGCTGGTTCGGCTGCCGGGGTCGATCTTGAGGCGAAGCGGCTGTGCAATGGCATCGGGACGAGCAACGCGCAGGATCAGCGTGAACGGATAGCGGCGCCAGACTGCTGCCTTTTTTTGCTTGAGCAACAGACGCGCGCGGGCCGGAGTGCAGGGCATCAACGGCCGCCTCTGCTGGTCGAGCACCAACACGCGTGACATGGTTCGTTCCTTTCATCCCCTTGCGGGGGTCTCGTAATGAGACGTCGTTCATCCGTAGCCGGATGAAGTGAGGGTGTCCTCGCCCCTGTTTTCCCGTGGTTTCCTTTGGTTGTCAACGATACTGACTCGCACCCTGTCTGTCTGTTTAATCGCTGACCGCAGCGTCCGCGACTGGACCAGCATCGCGGAGTGCCTATACATTCACGGGAAACGGTTACCAGGACGAGCCCGGTGGGCTGGTCACGTCCAGGGCTTCGTTCTGCACAAGCACATCGCATGGAAAGCGATAGGGTACGTGACACTCGAAAGGAGGCTTGAACAGCCAAGTTGTCTATATTAGGTCATCCATAAGGGATCCTGGTCAGATTGAAAGGGAATTACGCCACTCCTCCAAGTTGAGTTTGCTCTGTTTTGCCAAGTAGGTGTGCAGCAGCCGTTTTCAATCGCGCCTCACTGCGTACACCAAAGCCGCGCAATTTGCGGATGCGTTGCTGGTGCGCTGCCCACCAGAGCTTTTCGGGTGTATCGATGCCGAGCTCTTCATACAACCGAATGGCGGAACGTGGCCCAACATGCTCAACTGCCATGAGCCTGCGTACAGCAGGTGGAAGTGACTGCATGAAAAGATCATTGTAGAAGGTCATAGTGCCGGTGTGAATCAGTTCAGCAATGCGAAAATGTAAACGCCGTCCTAGCCCTGGTACAGGTAGAATTTCTCCGCGTCTGATGATGTCCGCAGCAGGTTCGGGAAGTTCGAGTATACCACGAGCGGCATTACGATAGGCCTGAATGCGGTATGGGTTGGCATTTTGATATTCCAACAATGCTGCGATACTTGAAAGCGCTTCCGCGATCTGTCGATTCGTTATGATAGAGGGAGTTGCTTCCTCTGGCTCTAATCCGGGCAATGCGGGTTGGCTTGGATAATTTCCCCCATTGATAGTAGCCGGAGGTAGAATTTGTATTGTTTGTGTGAGCTGCATAATACTCATGCTGCCAGCTCCTTTCCTTCACGGGCAAAACAGACTATGTCTATTAATTATTCTTATTGCAACATTGAAATCCGGAAATTCC